CCGTATTACATAACAGATAGCGGAGTAGGAAACTATACAGCTCCTATTACCGATCTTATTAATCTAAATGGCGACGGATCTATAAATTATCAAAACGGTGAGGTTGATGTAATTGTTAATTTTAGAACACCATTAGACATAGACCAACAAGCAGGCACTATGAGTTTTGGTCCAACAGAGTTAGTTAAAGATTTTAGCGGATTATATCAAGTTCTTGAAATAGATTCTAAATTTAACAATGGTAAATTTATACAAATACTTAAAATGAATAGACGATTACTACAAGAAGTAGAAGGTGAGTCAACATCATTATCGGCAATACAGGCTCCTAGTATTATGACTGCTGATCAAGCAATAGCGGCAGGAGCATAATATGACAGTAGAAACACGAAAGTCAGCCCAAGCAGGATTTTTATCTAATCCTGGACCGTTCCTTGCTAAAATTGTCAGCCATCTAGATTCCAAATACATGGGAAGTTTAGAAGTTGAACTTTTAACAAAAGCAGGAAGTGACGAAAACGCAGCTGGACAAGTTTTTCAAGTAAAATATCTAAATCCATTTGCTGGACAAACTAGTGCTAAATTTTTAGGAAACGAAAACACATACAACGATAGTCAAAAAAGCTACGGCATGTGGTTTGTGCCGCCTGATGTTGGTGTAATAGTAATGGTTATATTTGTCGACGGTGATCCAAAGCAGGGATATTGGATGGGCTGTGTACAAGACGAGTTCATGAATTTTATGGTTCCTGGCCTTGCAGCCACTGATGCTAATGAAGAATCTGGTAGAGCTCCTACTGCAGAATTTAATAGATTAGCAAACGACATCGCTATCAGTGACCCTGAACAAATTTATAAACCAGTACATCCTTTAAAAACTGTGTTAACTGACCAAGGGTTAATCGATGACGACATTAGAGGTATTACTACCAGTAGTGCAAGGAGAGAATGGCCAAGTTCGGTGTTTGGTATATCTACTCCCGGTCCTGTAGACAAACAAGATGATGCTAAACAAGGCAACATAGGTAAAGCAGAGTCTGAAATTAACAGTGCATTTGTCAGTAGGCTTGGTGGAACTACGTTTGTAATGGATGACGGAGATGACAAATTTATTCGAAAAACATCTGCTAGTGATGGCCCTCCAGAATACGAATCTTTAGAAGCATTAGGGGACGGCGAACTACCTTCTGGAATTAAAACAATACCGCATAATGAGTTAGTTAGAATTCGTACAAGAACAGGACATCAAATACTATTACACAATTCGTAAGATTTAATCTATATTGGTAATGCTCGTGGAACAAGCTGGATAGAATTATCCAGCGATGGTAAAATTGATATCTATGCAGAAGATAGCATAAGTGTACGCACTAAACAAGATTTTAATTTTTATGCTGATAGAGATTTTAATATTGAAACAGGACGCAATTTTAATTTAAAAGTTACAGGACGCCATCAAACAGAAGTTGGCGAAAATTTAAATTTACTAATTGCCGGAAACAAAAATGTTTCTATACAAGGTAGTTTAGGAATAACAGTAACTAGTGACAACAAAATTACTACTGCTGGAAATTTTGATCTTAATACTAGTGGCAGTAATAAATTTACTGCAGGAAGCTCAACTGATATTAAAAGTGGTGGAAATCATACAGAAACAGCCGCACGAATTGATATGAACGGTCCGGCCGCATCCACTGCTGCTACCGCAACTGCGCCAGAAGCACTTTCTACATTTGCAAATCCAGACGAAACAGAAAGCACAACTGATAGTATTATGCTAAGGATTCCAAGTCACGAACCTTGGCCACATCATGAAAACTTAGATCCAGAAAGTTTTAAACCTGAAATGACAGATAGAGAAGCTGGCAGTGACATAGCAGTACCTACTGCGTGGAAAGAATACTCAACAGTAACTGACACTTTTGCAAAGATAAAAAGTTAATAAGGAGCGATAAAATATGGCAATTAACAACACACTATATCAAACACTAACAGTCCCTGGCCCAAAAACTGCTCAAGAACTACCTTCTACTAGGACATATAGGGGATTTAGTACAGTAAACACTACTGGAGAAGGGTTTGCTCTTTATGACTTGCCATTGATAAAACAAGATATTATTAATCATTTCCACGTTCGTCAAGGCGAAAGATTACTACAACCTGAGTTTGGCACAATCATATGGGACACATTATTTGAACCACTAACTGACAACATACGAGAGTTAATTGTTAAAGATGTTGAAAATATTATTAACTATGATCCGAGAGTAAAAGCAGACCAAGTAATTGTTACTAGCTACGAAAGTGGTATTCAAATTGAATGTGTATTAACTTATCTACCATACAACATTTCTGAGGCTATCAAGCTGTCATTTGATCAAAATAATGGGTTGATTAATTAAACACCCAGATTATTAATTCCAATAAATATCTGATATAGGATGCAGATATGTCAGCAACAGATAGACAAAATAGACTACTAGTAGCAGAGGACTGGAAACGAATCTATCAAAGTTTCCGCAATGCAGATTTTCAAAGCTATGATTTTGAAAATTTACGTCGTGTAATGATCAGCTACATTAGAGAAAATTACCCAGAAGATTATAACGACTATATTGAAAGTAGCGAATATCTTGCGCTCATTGATTTAATTGCATTTTTAGGACAAAGCATTAGCTTTAGAATTGACTTAAATGCACGTGAAAACTTTTTAGAATTAGCAGAACGCCGAGAAAGTGTACTACGTCTAGCAAGACTGTTAAGCTATAATGCAAAACGCAACATTGCTGCTAGTGGATTATTAAAATTTCAAAGCGTAGTTACAACACAAAATGTATTAGACAGTAACGGGAAGAATCTCTCTGGACAAGTTATTCAGTGGAACAGTACTACTAATACCAACTGGTACGATCAATTTATAAATGTTATTAATTCAGCATTAGCAACAACGGGACAGTTTGGAAATCCTGACGATAAAGGTATAATTTATGGTCTTCCTACTGAACAATATCGTTTTCAAGCATCAAATTTAAATGTTCCTGTTTATTCTTTTTCAAAATTAATAGACGGAAGAAATATTAATTTTGAAGTTACATCAACTACCTTTACCGGTAAAGATGAAATTTATGAAGAACCCCCTGCAGTAGGTAACAAGTTATCATTTATATACCGCAATGACGGCAAGGGCGCAGGCAGCGGAAGTAACGGATTTTTCTTAAATTTTAAACAAGGTTCTTTGAATCAAGGAACATTTACAGTATCTCAGCCTAGTACTAATGAGATAGTTGATTTAGATGCAGTTAATATTAACAACAGCGACCTCTGGTTATATCGTGTAGATAACAACGGATTAGAAAGTGAGCTTTGGGCACAAGTTTCTAGCGTAGAAGGAAACAATGTAATTTACAATAGTTTAAACAAACAAATTAAAAACTTCTATAGTGTTGTTACTCGTACAGGAGATAGAGTAAGTCTAGCATTTAGTGACGGTACATTTGGAAACTTACCTGAAGGACAATTTAGAGTTTACTATAGAGTTAGTAATGGATTAAGCTATACAATCAATCCTAGAGATATTAGAAATATTGCTGTTGAAATTCCTTACGTTAGTAATGTGGGACAAGCAGAAGTGTTAACAGTTACCCTAGCACTACAGACTTCTGTATCAAACTCATCTCCTGCAGAAACAAACGATTCAATTAAAAATAACGCTCCCGCTACCTACTATACTCAAAATAGAATGATCACCGGCGAGGATTACAATATTAATCCCTTAAGTGTTAATCAAACTATAGTTAAGGTCAAGGCAGTTAATCGTAGTTCAAGCGGTATAAGTAGATATTTTGATCTAGTTGACCCAACAGGAAAATATTCTAAAACAAATTTATTTTCAGACGACGGTGTAATATACAAAGAAGAATTTAACAATAGTTTTAGATTTTCTTATGCAACAAGAACTGACATCCAAGCAGTTATCTATAATGAAATATATGCACTGTTGGAAAAAGATTCTCTTAGAAATTTTTATTATTCTAATTTTAGTAAAATTGATACTGCTCCTTTAGGAATTACATGGCAAGAAATTACCACTGACAGTAATCAATCAACTGGGTATATTGGCGAGCCTAATCTCCCTTACAAAGTGGGCAGTACTACTAGCACTGATTTAAAATATGTCGAATCAGGGTCTTTAATTAAATTTACTGCACCACTTGGGCAATACTTTGATCAAAATAACTCTAACAGATTAACATATGGTATCCCGTCAGTGATCGGATCAACTACAGTTATTTGGGCAAAAATAGTATCTGTATCCGGTGATGGCACAAGTAACGGCACCGGTGTTTTAGATTCTGGCAACGGCCCAATTATTGTAAACGAAAAAATTCCTGACGGTGCGTTAGTAACTCAAATTATTCCTATATATAGAAATACAATAAGTGACTCTACAGTAGCAACTATGGTTGATCTTATATTTTCAAACAAACCTTTCGGATTACGATATAACAATGTTACTAAACAATGGGTAATCATTTTTGAATCTAATTTGAATATAGTTGATGCATTTAGTTTAGGCAAGCAAGGCGATAAGACAAATCAAAAACAAGATCAAAGTTGGTTATTACTATTCACAACCGACAGCGAGTTTTATACTGTTACTAGTAGAGAACTTAGATACGTTTTTGAAAGTGATGCACAGATTAGATTTTATTTTGATTCGTCTGACAAAATCTATGACACTAGATCCAACACTGTTGTAAAAGACAAAATTAAAATTTTAAGTATAAACAATAAACCTTTTGTACTAACGCCTTTTACCTATGATTTAGATTGGGAAATATCTGAAGAATTTAAAGGCCTTGACGGGTATATTG